AAAACATAGCGGTTTTTATGAAATAGATGTACCTAGTTCTTATGGTACAGGAAAAATAGTATTTTCTTTTAACGCTGAATATTGTCGTGACCTTGTAAGAAGTAGGTGTGGCTCTACTAACACACACAAAAACGCTCATGACGTAACAGGTATAGATTTAGGTTCTTCATTTAATACAGACAGTATTTTTCCATTAGGTATGAGACAATATGATGGATTAAAAGGCGGAATAGGTTCACAAAGAACTGAATATTATGCACCAACAATTAACATTGTAGATGATTTAACTTATATACCTGCAACTTATGTTACTTATACAGATGCAGGGCATGATTTATCTTCACAGGTATTAACAATACAAAATATTATGTGGAATATTAAGGCAGGAGAAATAGAATCAGTAAGATTGCAGTTAGAAAAAGATGAGTCTTTCCAAGAAGCAGGGGTAGTGCCTTACATTATGGAAAGATTACCAAACGTAAATCCTACACATGGCCCGACATACACATTACCTGTACCTACACCTATAACATCAGAAATAGAAACTTTGGTTTATCCCGATACAATAGTTATTAACGGCAGTAGCCCTAGTAACGGATTTGATTCTAGTGATGATAACGCAAAAGGTAATGAAATAAATGATATGAGTAGAGGATTATATAATACTATGAAAGGCAAAATGGATATGAAAGGTAGTGAGTTTAGCGCACAATCTAAATTTGCTATTCTAGGACAAAATAAACCACCTTCGACTCCATCTAATATGCGAGGAATGTTTGGTAATTTACGTGCGCCGGTAAATAGTGGTTCTGCTTTAGAAAACCCAAATTCATTTTCTTTACCCGGTAAAGGAAAAACAAAATCCGCAGAATCCCCATCAGACAAAAGAGATATAAGACATAGTGTAGAATTAGAAATGACTACACCTAATGATGCTATTACAGATGAAATTAATATAACCGCTACATTAGATATGCAACCTACAAATGAAAATAATACAGGAGTTTTATATATAGAAGCGACTTGTAGAGAAACAGGAGATACAATTAGAGAAACACTTAAGATAAAAGCGGGTACATATAATAACTATACTCTTATGTCTACGCAATTATTGAGTGGTGTAAAAACTGCGGGCAATAATCTTGTAATTACAGTGGGTAGAGAGCCGGGTAGTGGTTCTGATAACGCTGATTATCAAGCAATAAGAGTAAAAAACTTCCATGTAAACTTTAGAAGGTCTGCATTTCCTTCAGAAAATGCCGGAAATAGTTTTATACCTTATTCTTGATTAAATTTATCTCGCAACGATAGAAGTTTTTGGGCTTTTTTTCTACCTATACCTTCTACTTCCATAAGTGCTTTTTGTGTTCTTCTACTGTGTAATATCTGTGGAATACTACCAAATTTTTGTAGTAAATCTACTGCCATAACAGGTGTTATACCCGCTAAAGTAGTTAGTACCGCTACTCTATCATCAAATACAGGCTCGGAGTGTGCCTTTCTTACAAAATCCGGTAAGCGATTAATCTGAGCGCCACCATCTAAAGTCATCTGTGTGTGGTTTACTATTAACCAATCACAAAAAGAATCCATAGTAGGTAGTTCCATGTACTGAATATTAGGGAATCTTTGATAGAAAGTTAATTTAAATTGATTAATAACTTTTTGCATCTTAGTCATTTCTATTGCCATTTTTTGTGCAGTAGGTCTGCCATGCACGTAAGGTTTTAATTTAGTGTTGTAAACCACAAGGAATGGTTTATCGAAGTTTTCTTCTAAGTCTCTTAGTTGGTCTAGGATAGTTCTAGTTCTACCTATACCTAAGATACTTCTATACAAATCATTTATTTCTTTAGCCTCTATTCCCCATTGGCCTATGACATAATCTGCCGTTTTTAATCTTTTTATTTTTGCTCTACCTTCGGGCGTTTTAGAAAAGTCGCCCATCCTCATTAAAAGTTTGTGCTTAACTTTCTCATTCTCTCGGTCATCTATTATTAACACAATATATGCTAACTATAAAGCGTATTTAAAAGGTACATTCACCGTCGCCACAACATGAGGATATTTTATTTTTACAATTGATACAAGACATAGAGCCGTGTAAATCCATAAAACCTCTATCACTTCTACAGATAGGGCAGATTTGTTTAGCCTCTATATTAATCTCTCCTTGTACCGTCATCATTCCAACATGGGCCTGTGCATAAATTTCTAGCCTGTAACCAATTACAAGAAACAGTATTCTCATAATCTAATATACTGTTTATATGAAATCTTGTAGTTTGTTTATTATAATCTCTCCAACCTAATGTAGAATAAAATTCTGCTATCTCATCTCCTATCTTAGCCTTTTCTTCATAAGTCATAGTAGAAGGATTAGCAAACCAACGTAGGCTTTCTGCTAAATGTTGAGTCAATGCTACCCTCACATCATGTCTAGGGTTTTCTTGCTTCATAGCCTTATCTAAACAAGGGGGAATAGGTACTTGTGCCATAGTACCTATCTCACCATCAAAGGCTTGTAGAATAGGCATTTGTTTAGCGGGATTTTCAGCAATCCATTTTACTATGTTAAAAGAAGAGTCTCTAAGTTCTCCCCTAAAAGGGTCATTCTTAATAAGTTTTATATCGGGTTTTTTAGGGATTATATATTCTTGGTGGTCATTCATAAATTCTTTAACGTCTATATTAACTGCCCACTTCTTTCTAGTAACATTATATGTGTCGGGAACTCTTGTAAGTTTTAAAGGATTACCTACACCATCAAGAGTTTTCAGACCTTTACCCATTTGTCTTTGGTATCTGTCAACGTGCTTAGATATAGCAGTACCTCTAACAGACTTATCAAATATTTGGTGTACATGGAATCCTCTACCCGTAGCCACTACCCTTATATCTCCTTCTATTCTTTGTAATAATGTATTAACATCATCTTTAACGGTTATAATATCTTCTTCTTCTGTGGTATCAAAATCCCACCACGCTCTATCAATAACTACGGAATCTGTATCATACTTCCATGCTCTAGTAGGGTGTTTTCTCTCAAAAGAATACAAAGAAGTATAAATAGAAGCCTTACCATTAATACGATTAACATAATCGTCAAAGGTTTTTCTACTATCGCATTGGCGACGGCGAAGCCCTATCTCTCTCGGAAAATTAAGAAGCATATTTATCACTCTTCTGTTACATCTTCTACTTGTTGTTGGTGTCCGCAAGCACACCCACCTACTATTATTACTTTAGGAATATTGCCTACTTGAGCATTTACTTGAACCATCTCTTCAAAACCTTCCCAATCATCCTCTTCTCCGCAAGCGGCACACACGGCATATACTTTCATGCTTCCACCTTATTTAATTTCAGTGCTAAGAATATACCTACTACCAATAATAATATACTCCCTATTTCTATTAAAGGACTATAATTTAAATCAAACTGCATATCATCTGTAACTCTTTTTATATTTATTATTTCTATCATAATTTCACAACCATTTCTCAATACTACCCGTCATTTCCGACTCACAATTTAAATGAAAGTCGCACCACATCGGACAGAAAAATTCATTCCATACCATAGGGTAGTCTTGGAGTGTAAGTGATTCAATAGTATCATATAAAGATGACTCAAAGGAATTAATAGAGCGAGTAGTAACAGGCTCTAATAGTGCATAGCCACTACTTTCTCCCACCCACATTGTCTTACCTCTTTTTTTATATTCGTCAAGAAGTTTGTCGCCATTTTTAATTTCATAATCGGGAGTTAGATATAAGAAGTGTGTTACTTCGTCATAACCTAATAGTTTTAATAATCTAGTGTAATATACTAATTCTTTTCTAGTCCTACCTAATTTACCCATGTTCATGTTACCTGTCTTTAATTCTACTAGAATTAATCCGCCGTTAGGGTGTCTAATTACACCGTCAATCATACCTACCCATATAACAGGAGTCATACCGCTAGGCAAATCTAATTCTTCATATACTTGGTGTTTAACTTCCGCTTCTATAACCTCTAAAGAACCTAAGTCTGTAGCAATACTATGTAATAAACTACTTAACGCTTTAGCACCTTTATCTTCTTCATATCCTTCCGCTAATAGAAACCTTTCCATATCTTCGGGTTCACCCAATATACCTGCTTCCATAGCACTATGTATAATAGTACCGCGTATCATAGATTCAGTAGGTGGGGTAGAAGGAACATCTGCTACATATCTCCAATAAAATTGTCTAGGACACATTTTATAAGTCATATAAGATGACTTAGATACTCTTAGTATTTCACCTTCCGGTTTATACGAAGACTTATCAATCTGTTCTTTACTTGCTATCATTCTATTATTCTCCAAAACCTTGTTCTTTTCTCTAAAAATGATTCTACTTCTTCTATATAACACATAGTTTTAGTAAACTGTTTCTTGCTAGGGCAAGTTCTAGTCTGCCGTAAATTTTTTTTAGGCATTATAGATAGCATTACTGTACCGTTTATGATTTCATCATAACTTAATGGTCTTTGCATTTGTTTTAAGTGATTTAAAACTGCGGGCATCCATATTTTTTTTCTGTATTTTTCAACATCACCCATCACTCTTCCTCTCCGCTATCCCATTGGTCTATTGTAGTTTGCCCTTGTAGTAAATCAGTACCACATGAAGGGCATACTTTATCTAAAGGTACGGCTTTTAGTATAGGGCTTAAAATACGTTGAGAGCATTTAGGACAAGACTGTTCTTTTATCTGCCCATTTTCTTTAAGAATACCAAACACTAAAGAATTTAATCTACCTACATCTGTTGTCATAGCATTAATCAATTGATTAATTACTCCTCTCATTTCGTGTATATCTTTTTGTAATTGTTTTACTGTGGGCTTACCACTTTGCTTTCTACTTCTACTCATAAATATACATCAGACTTCTTAGGTTATAAACTTATAGCCAAGAAAGGTTATTCAGCCCCCTCATAGAGTTAATTAATGGTTGTGTAGACCACCCCATTAACTCATAATAAGGAGTTACTTTCTTAATCACGAATCTTTCACATAGAATTTTATAACCTATATTTACTATACCCGTTATATCTTCCGGTTCATCAAAGGCTATGTATTTACCTTTGTCATCAAGAGTAACTTTAAAGAAAGAACCACTATGGTATCCTTTACCTAAGTTCTCATTAGCCCATGCCGCACCCGCACTTGGGCCGGATAATACTTTGTAGTCGCTTAAGTTTCTATCTAATTTTCCTTTCATACATAAACTACTTACATCTATAGTACCATTTACTATACTCGTTATAATAGGTTCAAGTTTATTATCTACTGCTTCTTGTTGCTTACCATCTAATATCATCTGTATAGTATTGCCCATAACTTCTTTCATAATAGGCGGCATCCTAGATTGTTTCATCTCTATTCCCTTGATGTACATTTTAGGCTCATGAAATTGACCATCACTCCATGTAACATTACCCGCATATCTATTCTTAGCCATCAAAACCATAGACGAACACCACTTCTCAAACTCAGTCTCAATAGGGTGCATTGTAGCGTTGATTGTGGCTATCAATTTCTCTCCGGCCTGTGGACTATCTATAATACAAAAGACGCTATCTGTGTGGCCGTAAAGCACCTTAGAACCGTTGTCTTCGGCACACTCTTTGAGCCTACCTAGAGTAGCCCTAGAAGTGTAGGTAATTGAGGATGCTACATCGGGATGATACAAGCCATATTTTGCATCTCCCGCCACACCATACATAGATGCTACTAAAGATTTACAAGCGAACTGCATCGTATCCCATTTATCATAATTATTAGGGTCAGTTTTCATAAGATGTTTATATTTATTCCTAGTCTGTGTCATGTAATCCATTTGTCTTACAAGAATACCCTTGTCTCCTGTAGAAAATCTAGTACCATTACCACAATCTTTACCATTTTCATCTAATGTATCCCAAGATATATTGTAAAGGGAAGCGTTACTATGATACATGGCTTTAATATCTAAAATACCTACGTTTTGATATACAGATGGCTCTACTTCCATAACGTCTGCCCCCGTATAAGGTTGGTATTCAAACTGTGGGTTAGTAGGTATTCTTACGTTAGTTTTAGGGTCTAGTAATACTAAATTAGAAAACATTTTAGTAATGAAAGGCGTAGAACGTATATCACATTGAACAATATGTTGTAGAGAAGTATAATATTCTATAGCATTTACTTTAGAGTCTAATTTAGGTAGTAATC